CACTACAATCTGACCAGAGGTATTCACTGTAGTCGAGGCACTGTCAGTCGCTGACTGATCAAAGGTAGCTAGATCAACTAAGTCGTTAAGCTTGTCCGCCGTAAGTTGTTCTCCGTTGGAGAACGTTGTTCCTTTTTTTATTACTGACATATTACTGAGGGATTTCGGTTGCTGTTAAGGTGGAGATTGATCGTGAATGAAGATTATTTACAGTAAGTGTTGTGCCCCCATTAATGTAAACACCAACATTTGATTGGTTACTGCATTGCAGTTTATATGCAACTGGCGTTCCAGCAACATTAGTTGTTGGGTCAAGGTATGACCCCCCGCCCGAAGGTGCAGAGTAAGCGGAGGCTGTACTGCCCATAAATGAACACGAAACAGCAGTTCCAGCTGCATCACCAAGGCCAATTGGAATGTCATCACGAACAAACCTAAAGCGAACAGGGTAGTTCGCATTCGTTGACGTAGAAGAAACATCTGCACTAATCAAAATTTTAGAACTAGAAAGATTTGGTGTAATGCTAAGTGAAAGATCAGGAATATCAACCCAAACGTCCATTGGACTTTGTTTCTGAAACTTATCCGTCTTAATAGCCTGAACAAGATTTGGAATATATGTCTGAGCGTCGATATATGCCTTAATACTCTCAGAGGTAGATAGGTTAGTATCAGTAGCTGTAGCCATTGTGTCGTCGTCGATGACATCTGTCAGTTTAGCAAAGGTTACGTTGGCATCTAGGATCTTAGCTGTAGTAATAGCGTCGTCCGCAATGTCAGCCGTATCAATAGAGGCGGCAGTCAAGGCCGCCGTAGGCGAGCCAAGGTCATTGAGCTTAGTAGAGGTTACCGTTTCGGTAGCGGTAAATGAGTTCCCAGGGGTAATTGTAATTGTAGCCATATCTTATATTGCTTTGTTTGTTGATCTAAATGATTCTGCTCCAGCTACCTTGATTGCTCTGAATCTAGGTCGGCCAGTTGTATTGTTTAAAGTTACCTGCATTCCATATGCTCGCTTGTTACCTATTCTACCACGGACGGATACATCCTCGTCAGGTGCTAGGGTAGAGTTTGAATTAAGCTGACTAAGTGTACCTAAATCCACTACTGCGTCAATGTTTTCTAGCTCTGCGGTAATGCTTAGGTCGGAGGCATTGTCAGGGGATGACTGCACGTGCAACTCGAAGTTGTTCCAACGTTTACGGTCAATGCTCCCTAGTGTAAACTGCCGAGTAGTAACAGAAGCTGGAATGCTGTGCGCTACCGTCTCCTCCTCACCTTGAACTGGTATCTCAGTAGCAAGGAGGTCCACTGAGTCTACACGGGCATCTATCTTGTGCAAGCCGCCTAGTGTATTTACTGCGTATACAGCACGGTCAGCCTTTTTACCTGCAACGATAAGGTTAGCAATGTTCCAGTTAGCATCTTCTGTAGTGTCAATGCTTTCCCACTGCTTGTTAATAAAGTTAAAGATCAAGATAGCATTATTAACTTGGCTACCGTCAAGTGGAACCGCTAGGTAATACCTATTATCAAAGTATACGCCTACGCTCTTGTCCCATACTGCACGGTTAATACGTTTAATTAAGGGATCAATCGGCGAACTCAGTGGTACTTCATTACCACGAAGGTTATACAAGTCCTGGAAGTTAGCACCGTATACACCATTGTCAGAAAGGAACAGTACATTGTTTCCTACCTGGATAATGCTGTTGCGTGCAACGCAACCTACTTCATTCGTGATGAGCTGTACATTTGCAGCTGCTCCAGCTCCGCTTACTAGGTGAATACTACTACGGTTAAACACCAGAAGCTTGTCATCCGAGAATGAGTGCAGCCCTACATTGAAGTCCGCTGTACCTGCATTAAATCGGTACTGCCCATAGATCTGGTCGTACGTATCGGAGTCTAAGATGTCAGAGACAATGATCTCGTCGAGGATTCCACGGAAAGTAAAGGTATTTACTGCATCGTCTACGCTGTACTTGAATGGCATTACCATCCTACGCTGGTGATACGCTGCGTATTCAGGTGCAGGCATATGTGAAAATCCAAGGCCTACTGAAATGTGCTGCTGAAAAATAACACCCTGAGCATTAGAAACATCCTGGTGCTGAACATAAAAAGACAGTGCAGCTGGGTTTTCCGTCCTTTCAGCAATTACATAATCTTCGCCTACTACCAGTGGCGAATTTCCAATCGCTTCAATTTCAATGGTATCTCCAACTTGTGTTCCATTCATTGCATCTGCATTAATAAAGGTAGCAGTTGCCTTTCCGTCGGTAATGTCTAATCCAGTGGGAGAAAGTTGTTTAGGCTGACTGTACTCTCCGCTGGCTACCAGCTTGAACCCTGGCGATATAGTAGAGCTATTGTCTACCACATAGGTAGCGGCAGCCTGATAGGACACTGGCAGGTCATAGGTAAAGGAAGTACTGCTAGGTACAGTGTTAATAACCCAGCCTCCATTTGGATCTTCCCCTGTAGGAAATCCAGTAAGACCCGCAATTGTAATTGCGTCTCCAATAACTAACCCGTGGTTAGCTGATGTATTAACTGTAACTACATTAGAAGCAGCTGGCGTACTTGCTGATGCAATAGCTATAGGGCTAAAGAACTTGTCGTTTTCTAATGCAGTCTGTCCATCACGGAAGATAAACAGCTTGTTGAAGGCCTGAAGCATACTGCTGGCGGGCGGAACATTTTCACCAAAAGGGTAAGCCATCGTAATGCTAGTAGACGTATTCTGTAGGTCCGTGGCTACTGCACTTACATTAGAGGCCAGTATAATAAACTGGCTGTTATCTTGATTAGGGTCACTGAAAGTTGTACTTGTGTAAACCGCCGAAACATTACCTTGGTCGAGGATCATATTGTATCCAATAACAGAAGAAGCGGTAAGCACCGTTAACTGCGGCTCAGAGCCTCCGTCGTCCAAAGCAAAGGGTAAGTTAAGGGGAGTACTGTAAGGCTCGTCAGGACCTATTAAGGCGTACGTAAGGGTCTTTGTGTCTCCGTTGTCTGTAACAGATGTAAGCGTATGCAGACCGTTGGGGTCCGTTGTAGTGCTTACCAGGTTCTCTACATAGATCTCGTCGCCTGCAATAAATACGTGCCCAGGCTCTACGGCTGGGTCATCAATGACAATCAGGACTTCATTGCTAACTAATGAGGCTGACCGAATAGTAGTGGGTAGCAGTCCAACTACAGGAGGGATAGCAGTGCTCTCTGCTGTAGTAGGAAGACGTAGTACATCGTCACCAGAAGCAAATGGAGCCTTGATAAAGTCAATCCCTGGACGGACCTGCCACTCACCGTTCTTACCAAGTCTACCATTAGAGCTGTTAGCAAGCATACCAGCTGGAAGCTGGTCGGGTCTAGCGTAGTTATTAAAACCAATAAACCCTACGTCCAAGTCCTCTTGGATAGGGTCATCATTAGGTCCATATGTAGTGTAGCGTGACAATGTTTTCCTTGATTATTGGTTAGCACTTCCAAGCCTTGCGGCTCCAGTAGTTAGCAGATAGTTTGTTTGACTTGCCCTTGATCCCTCCGCTACGGGCGCAGTAGCTTTTCTTTCGGGCGGGTTGATCCTTCTTGATACTCATATTAGCATCACCGAATCGTACAATCTTTTCTGTACCGCCCTGGCAGGCCTTCACGACGAACTTCTTTCCACCCTGTACTTCACGGCGTGGCACGTTGCACTTCATCTTGGACTTGTCAGGCATTATTTCTTCTTTCCGCAGCCACAACCCCCACGTTCACCACAGGAACCCTTGCCAGCATCTTTTGTTTTACGTCCGTACATATTATTGATTTTCTAATTGGTTAATGTATTCAAGGATCTCTCCTATAGTTTGTCTTTCTTCTTGATCAAACTCGTGGTTGTTCAGTTCCTGTAGGAACTCTGGTATCCTGCTTTGCTTTAGGGTTGCGCACCCATTGCTCAATAAGACTGTTGTGCTTATTGTAGCGACGATTAGCAAGTTCCTTAACATATTCGTAACGTATCTTTACTATTAACTTACCGATCTTCGGAAATGCTATTAGCAACTGAACAATAACCGAGATCATTTATCCTTCGCTTTGCCTACGTTAAGTGCAAGCCAGTCCACAATCTTATATGCTTTAGCTACAAGGCTGTCGTCGGTTGGCGTAGGGGTAAGTGCAGCGATAGCAGATGCAGCAGCTACAATAGCAGTAAGGGCAGCAACAATGCTGTCCACGTTTGATACTAGGTATGCGATAATCTCTTTCATATTATTTGTCCTTTAGTTCCTTGATTACTTTGACTGCTGATGCAGTCATATAGACTAGGGTCGCTAGACCCACAACTAGTCCTAGTAATTCATTGATGTGACCGAGTTCGATAGTAGCGATAAAGCCTCCTGTTCCGATTGTAGATTTGTACACGATGTCCTGCATTGTTAATAAGTTGTGTAAGTTGATAAATCGCCAACAGTGACCGTGTGTCCAGTGATGTCGCCTTGGAGTGTGTCGAGGGTGGTGATCATTGCGTTAAGTTCTGAAACTAGACCTCCATAAAATGGGCCAGAGCCATAAGTGTAGAACGTAGAAAGTAACCACAGCTCAGAGCCACTTACCGCAAAAATTGGGTTTCCAGAGTCTCCAGCTATGATTGGGTCGTAGAATGCTAGGTGGTCTGGCAAGGTTGGAGATCCGTAAAATGCAAATGGCCTGACGTTAGATTTCAAAAACTGATCTTTAAAAGCAAGCACAATGCCATTTTCGCTAAAATCCATTGCTAATAGTGGCAAAGCATACGCTGCGACACTTGAAGCTCCAGCAGGTAAATACGTTTCGTAGCTGTCTGGGAATAACTTGCACGGTGTAATTGAAGCAGGAAGGTCTGAGTCTAGTAGAACCATCCAAGCATCTTGAGCGCTAGTGGTGACGAGGCCAGCTTGAACAACCGTCCTGGTTATTACCGTGTTGTCAGACGTAATAAAGCGCATTGTTGAACCAACTGGCACAGGGTAATGGGCAGCGCAGACGGCGTGTCTTGGAGTAATTGCTGTTCCAGCACGTCTAGTGCCTCCAGTAGAGTTCCAAGGCGACACACAGGTAAGTGCCTCGGCGTGTGTCCCTTGTAAGAAAAAGCTCGTGTTACGGACGTATGGGTCTTGGGTTGTGTAAACCTTCTGCTGTGTCGCTGGATCGGCTGCAACCAAAGCGTTATTCATTGGGTCGGACAAGGCCTTACGTGCGCTACCAGCTACGCCGCCTTCGATCACCTCAATGACCGATGCACCCGACAGTGTCAGCGTTACGCTTACAGTCCGTGTGGTCGTCGCAATGCCGTTAGTTGAAACTATAGTGATAATTGCACTAGCGGTAGTCTCTGGTGCTACCATAAATACTATCAGACCATCAGGCGCTACGTCGATCTCGGTTGGGTTATCCGATGAGTAGGTGAATGATATCGGGGCATCATTAAGTGCATAGGTGACAAACGGGATAAGCGTTACCTGCTCGCCAGTAGAAGCCGTGGTATAGCGAACTCCCTCCTTGTCGTCTTCTGTGTACGGTTCGTCCGTATTTGGAGAGACTTCTGTAGGCTGGCGGAACTGGTCTATTTCAAACCAGATATCGAGTGCTTTGCCCTTGTTGATTAATACTGTTCCAAGTGTTGTCACTACCCTTGATTATTTTCAGTCAATGTCCCGTCAAGGCACAAACGTGTTTTGCCCCCACCAGAAACTGTCTGAAAAGTAGTTGAAGTTCGGCAGCTAATAAGAGTGCCAGTTAATGTGCCGCCTTTGCCAAAAGCGTCATCGCCACCTAAGCACCTAGTAAAATCTCCGCTAGCTGTTGAGTAACTTCCAAAGGAATATGCACCACCCTCGCAATCAATGAATGTACCAGTGGCCGTTCCACCTGAACTAGTAAAGCCTCCAAAGGCGCCACCACTCCCAACGCACGACGTAAACGTACCGCTGGCAACACCATCACCACCAAACGAGTTAGCGCCAGCAGTGCATTTTAAGAATGTACCACTTGCTGTGCCGCCGTTACCGCCGAAAGCATTTGAGCCTCCAGTGCAGTCAATGAATGTTCCGCTTGCAGTTCCTCCACCACCAAAGGAGTTGGAAGTTGAGTTGCACGATCTAAAGACTTGCAAAGGTTTATCTCCGACTATATTCAAGCCTCCTAAAGCAACCAATCCATAAACCAAAACATCATTAGCAGATACACTGATTGCAAAACCATCGACGGAAACAATCCGTTTGGTCAAGTCAGACGCAAAGTTTGATGCTTGTATGTCAACGAACTCAGTGTCAATATTAAGCTGAGCTGGTAAAGTGTAAGAACCCGCACCAACGAGCAGGGTAGATCTGTTTGTTGAGGATAATGCCAAACCATTAGGTGTAAGTGCCTTTGCCTTAGTGTAGGCTGCCACAAGAGCAGCGCCATTTTCGGCAGCGGAAGCGCCAGCATTTACCTGAACAACTGCTGAGCTATTTAATCCGCCAATATTCTCGTAAGCGCTCGCTCCAGTAAATCGAACCTGATACTTTCGTTCAGTGTCTACCATTACCTGCCCAACCTCCGCAGTAGTAACTGCATCAATTTCAGCAGTTGTTCCTGATTGTGGCACAAAGCCCCCAAACTCTACGGTGTCTGTTGCGCCCAGCCCTATGCTAGTCCTAATGCCAGAAGCATCCGATGCTTGCATCATTGAGTCAATTGAGGAGGATACTGTAAGATTTGCCATTTTTTTTAGGGTCTAATGTATTTGGATGTGGAGTAAGTGCGTAAGTATAAAAACCCACCAGTTGGCCTAATGTAGTAAAACTTCTGCGGTGGAGGCGTAACGCTAGCGGTGCGCTTACCATTTAGTGAACTCTTTAAGCTTAAAAACATTTTAGTATTTGTGAGCTACGACTACACCTGATGTAATGGTAAAGGCACTAAACTGACCGTATAAAACGGTGCCAGCCGCAAGAGTAATAGATTGCAGATTAGCAATCCCTCCTACGTTACTAGCGGTTAAAGAAGAGAAAACGGTATCATTGATTATTTGCAATGCTCCGTAGCGTTGACCTGAAGTGGACCCTCCGCTCGTAAAAGCTTCTGATCCAACTGAGGAAAATTCTAAGGTATTGTTTCTGGATGAACTCATAGTGATATTATAGCATACTTGCTATCTGGATTGACGGTTTACGTAAGTTGAAAACTTTTTGTTAATTGTATTGTTGTTTGACCGAAGGTCAATTTTCTCAAGCTCTAGGGCCAGGTAGGTCCCAGCTATCTGCTCTTCCTGCATAGACTTGTTGTGCTGACCATCCATACGTAGGAAGTCAGCATAAACGGCGTGCGCTAGAAAGAAAAAGAACTCGTAGGGTATATCGGTTGATGCCTCCGAAAATGCAGGTAATTCTTTTTGATAGTTTACAAATGCCTTGCCTGAGTCATTGGCAATCAAGTTAAGTATATGGGCACCCGCTGAATCTACATAGAACTCGTACTCCAATGCAGATTGACGTAGGAAGGGCTGAGTGCGGTATATACGTTGGAAGTCCGATATGTCGCTTAGGCCAGCTTCTGAGTACCCTATAACGCCAGCAGAGCTAACTGTGCGCTCTTCCCCTATTACTGCATAACGTGGCCAGCTAGGGCTGGCACGATAAGCTTCAAAGGCACGGCGATTAACAAACTGAAGAATTTTGTCCTTTTCTTCGGTGGTAAAGTTACCTACACCCGAGAGTGCAACTATTAAATTATATAGGTCAGTGTAGGATTTAATCTGCATTAGAGCTTATTGGGTGTAAGGTCTGAAAAATTCTTTTGGAAATAAGTAAGGAACTCCTTGGAGTGCACTGTCTCTTGTCCGTACTTCTTTATAAGTCGGAAGTACTCACGGTGCGGGATAGTTGCTACGCAACGCCCTAGTACTGGGTGCACCTTTCCTCGTTGTTCTGTAGCTTCTTTACGAGCCTGGTTTACACGATTGACTTCCGTCCGTTTCTCAAGTGCAAATCCGTTTTTGATTTCATCCATAAAGGCCTTGTTGACCTCTTCGTCAGAATAAGTAGGAGCTTTTGTTATTATTTCCATTGTTTAAAATTAAAGGTAAAAAGGGAGCCAGACAATATAAATCTGGCTCCCCGAAATTTCAGCAAGGATTACTGAGTGATCTTACCGTGAGCCTGCGGGTGGTATACGCCGAGGGTCAATGTGCAATCGCAGAATCCACGCTCGCCTCCACCTTCGTTAGGCAGACGAGTTGAACCCATAGGGATCAGTTCGTGCACGCCGTAGTACTCAGGGTTAATGAGGTAGCCGTCATTGAAGTCAGTACCGCCAGCAATAGTTGCAGGAGCAGTGTCTGGGTTCATATTGACGATGGACACGATGCCGTGGTCACTTTGGTAAAGCTCGACAGAGAGTTTAATCTCAGCCTTGTTACCGTCGTAGTTGACGCTACGGATGTTTTCAGTAGCTCCAGCAGATACACGAGCGAAGTCAGCAATAGTGCGACGAAGGCCAGTGTCAGCAACAAGCATAAGGTTATTCGAGCTGCCAGTCTTGCGGTAGATCGAAGAGATCATGTCGTTAAGAGCTTCTTCACCGAAGGCACCTTGTGTGCTGATGTCATAGATCGAAGCAGCAGGAGTGCGGAAGTTAGCAGGAACGTCAGCGGGACCAGCAGAGTCGATCCAGTCACCAAGACCACGAAGGCCGTAAGGTGTACCAGCACCGTCTTCTACGCTGCGGTCTTGTGTACCGATCAGTGTAGCTTCGATGTCACGCTTGAGTTCACGGATAGCTTTTGCTTCAGCTTGTGCAACCTTAGCTGGGCCTACGCTGT